GAAAGGTTGAGGCTGCATATACAGCGTCCCGAACTCAACCATGTGACCGTAAAAACCGTCATGGGGCAGACCTTTGCCCTGTAACGGTCCTACGAGCAGAACCTGGTCGCCCTTTTTGAGCTGCACGCGAGCGAAGTTCATTCCCTTCGTCTCCGTGCTTATGCCGATACTGTCTCTGAGGTTGCCCGTGTCGACGGGCACGAGGCGCTTTGCTTCTTCCACGACCAATTCAGCGCCGGCCATCAAGGCATCTTCCACGACATCACGGTTCGTCAGCTGCATCAGCTTTCGCAGATTACGTTTGATTTCTTCCGTGCCCTCGATGCGGATCTTCATCTTCATGACCGGATGTCCGGACGGCCGGCTGTGGTGATCTCGATGCCGACGAACCGGCCGGTGACCTCCTTCGTGCCGATCACGGCGAACGTGGCCTTTCGATGCTTGATGAAGTCGCCGCCGACGATCGAGCGGGTCAATGCGTCGGAACGCACGGTCCACCTGGTCGTCAGTTCCTGCCCCTGCTGGCTGGCGCGCATACGCTCGCCATCCTTCACGTCGACGCGCTTGGCGCTGCGGCGGCCGATCTCTGCCGGCGGACCGTCGACGGTGGCGGTGCCGTCATCGATGGGCGAGCTGCGCCAGAATGAAATGCGGTGGTCGAGCTCGGTGGTCGAAAGGCCCCGGCGGGTGCCGGCCGCCATTAGAGCCAGATCCTGTCGTTGACGATCCAGGGATCGAGATCGACGATAGTATCGTCGAACAGAGCCCGGACCTGGAGAAGCAGCCCGGTTCGAACGCTCGCCGGGATCGCATCGCCATCCGCACCATAACCTACGATTGCGCGGACGGTGACCCGTCCCCCCCGGAAATGCGGACTGACCAGCGAAGACCAGGTGCCCGAGACGGGGCGAATACCCATCTCCAGCTCATCGCCGAAGATCTCGACGGCATCGAGGTCGAGCGACTGGACGTCACCAGCGGTATCCACGTAGCTGATGTCGATGAGGGATGCGATCGGGCCGATCGGGAGCAAATCGAGGTCGCTGAAACTGTCTGCCCTGATTTGCACCGTCTGGTGGATGAGACGCGTGCCGGTCACCGATTCAACACGGCCACGCGCACCGGCGACGTGAAGCGCCAGTTCATCGTCGAAGCCGACCTCGTCCTCGTCCAGGCGGAGGAACTGCTTCGCCTGGGCAAGCGAAATAGGCTCCTCGGCCGGCGCGACGATGGTGACCGGCTTCGCCCACATGGATTAAGCTCCGGCCGCCGGCGCCGCCTTGGCGTCCGCTTCGGCCTGCCTCAGCTCCTTCTTGAGCCGAACGACACGCTCCGCCGGCGTTTCTGCAACGGGCGCAAGTTCGGCGAAGTCGGCATCGATAAGACGCTGAGCTTCCTCCACGTCGTCGAACGTTTTGGTGTCGCCCGGGGCGAGCGACATCTCCGGGCCCGAAAGCCCGGTCTTCATCTTCAATTCCATTTTGGGATCTCCAAAGGGAGGCTGCTTTTCCTCGAAGCCGCGCACGGCGTCGGGGAAAAGCCCGGGCGGGGCATCGACCCCGCCCGGATGCTCATCACGCCAGCCGCAGGTGCTTGATGGCGTTCGGATCGGCGAGCTCGCCGTCGAAGCGCATCAGGCCGGCAATGCCGAGGTCGGGCCAGAAGCGCTCGCGCAGCACGCCGATGACCGGCGAACCGACCTTGCGGACGAAGTACTTGCTGTGGTCACCGAAGATCACGGCGCGGTTGCCGGTGGCGATCGCCGGCACATCGTCGTTGATCGAGTACGGCTTGCCGAGGAGCAGGTCGGGCGCGCCGACCTTCACGTCGCCCATCTGCCACAGGTAGTTGCCGTCGCCGTCCTTCAGCTTGCGGATGGCCTGCAGGGTGGTGTCGGCGAACTGCCAGCGACATTTCGGGCTGCGTCGATACGGCGCACGCACCGAATGCTGAAGGTCGATCAGCTCGTCGGCCGCGATCGCCGTGGTGGAGACCGAAGTCTTGCCGAGAAGCGAAGCGGTCACGATGCCGTTGGGCGCGTCGTTGCCCGTCCCTACGGTTAGCTGGCCGTTACCGAGGCGAGCAAGGCGCTCGCCGATCAGCGACGCGAGCAGCAGCTCCATGTCGAAGATCGAATCGGTATCGAGCTCCCAGCTCCAGCGGATGAACTCGGTATCGAAGCCGTAAGCACCGAGGACCGCGCGGCCGATCACGGCATCCTTGCCGCCGTCGTCCGTCAGCGCCGCGCCTTCGGCATGGGTGCCGGCGGTGCTGGCGGTGTCGTCCAGCGTGGGGAGGTTCATGGGATTGCCCGACGGCGTGGTAATGACGCGGGCGACGTCGGTATCGAACATCGGACCCCAGTCCTTCATGACGCGAACGATCTCGGTCATCAGGGTGGTGGGCACGGTGTAGCCGCCGGCGCTGTTGGTGCCGACCGACTGGATGCGCTGTTCGAATGCCGCGACGCCCTGGCGGAGCACGGCGCGCTCTTCGGGCTCGAGGTCCGACGGGGCGACGCCGCAGATGACCTTGGCGAAGACCGAACGATACTCGATCGCGGTCTCGTCACCCTCGGCCTGGCCACGCGCTTCTGTATCACGGCCCAGCGGGCGATTACGCTCACGGCGCTCGGTGGCGGCGCCTTCGGCGCGCGACATGCGCTCTTCACGCTTGATCGAGGCGTCGAGCTTGTCCAACTCGGCCATGATCACGTCATGACGGTTCTCGAGTTCGGCGGTGCGCGCCTCGTCGGTATTCTTGGTGATTTCTTCGAGGGCGGCGCGTGCGTCTGCGACGAGCTTTTCCCGCTTCTCCTGCATTTCCTTCAGGGTCATCGTGCACTCCAGGCATGAAAAAGCCCACCGGAAGCCGGCGGGCGGATGAGGGCGAAGCGGGACGCTGTCGCCACCTCGGGCCGAAGCCCGGTGAATTGTGTTATCGAATCCCGCGTTCGGCCTGCGCCTGGCGAGCGCGGCGAGCGGAGATGCGGCCGAGCGCGCCGGCCTGATTGTGCTCGCGCCGTTCGTTGCGAAGATGCTCGAGCGAACGCAGCCCGATCTCGGTATCTGGGTAGGCGGGGAACGCGGTGATCGTCACCTCGTACAGGTCCACTTCCAGGATCGTCCGGAGCGGCGGGTCGACGGTTTCGTCCCATTCCTGCTTGCGGGTGACGAAACCGAACGACATGCCGTTCACGTCGCCCCGCTCGATCAGCACCGCGAGATCTCGGCCGTCCGTGGTGTCCGGGAGATCGATCTCGACGGCGAGGCCCTTTTCGTCCTCCTGCAGCCGAAGCGTTCCGGCCGTCGACCGGCCGACAACGCGATCGGTGCGGTGGCTGTAGAGCGCCAGGACATCGGCGGTCTTCAGCGTCTCGGTGAAGGCGCCCTGGGCGATTTTCTCGCGCCAATAACCGCCAATATCCGTCTCGCTGTTGAAGATCGCCGCATAGCCGCGAACGGTTCGGCCTTCGCCGTCGCCCTTGGCGATCTCACGAACCTCGATCGGCAGCGTGAGAGCGCGCCGTTCGCGCCCCTCACTCTTCGGTGCCGGCATCGGCCTCTTCCTTTTCGGTAGTGTCCCCGGGCGCCTTATCGGCGGCGGGCTGGGATAAGACAGTGCCCAGCGGCACGGTGGCGCCCTGAACGTAAAGGCTGTCGCCATTGGGCAGCGGCGGCCGCTCCTCGAGCGCGCGAGCCTCGTTGGGTGTGATTTGCCCCGTCTGAATAGCCCGCGCCAAGCCTTCGGTGCGGCTCTTGAAGTCGCCGCGCTGCAGGCCCTCGAGATTATGTTTCACGCGCCTGGTCCGCCGGCGCTGACCGAACACCTTAAGGTTGGTCTCGTCCTCAAACTGTTTGGCGCGGTGGCTGATCAGATGCTTCACCAGCTGCAGGTCCTGCTGCTCGGTGTTGCTGAAGGTCCCCTTGGACAGGTCCTGCAAGAACACCGGCGGCATGTTCCAGATGCGGGCCACCTCCTGGATCTGGAAGAGCCGAGCCTCGGTCATCTGGCCCTTGGCGGGATCAATGCCAATTGCCTTCAACGCATGCCCTGGGGGCATGCCGAAGAAGGGCGTGTTAGCCTTCTTCGCCATGTCGATCGCGCGCTTGATGTCGGCCTGGGCGCGCTTGAACGCTTCCGGCCCAGCTGGCAGCGGGCCTTCGAGTGCGAGAGGCGGCACACCGCCCCCGGCGAAGAAGGTGCCCGCGAAATCATTCATGGCGATCGCTAGGGCAATCGCCTTGCGACCCTTGGCGATCGGGCCATAGGCATCGATCTGGTTCGGCTTCAGCATGAACGTCACGTCGATCACGTCGGCAGCGGGATATTCACGGCCGTCGAAGCGATAGACCTTTCTGCCGCCAACCCGGGCGACGGTGGTATACGCCGGATCCATCGGCCACAGCGCAACGGCGCGGGTGCCGACCCGTTCGATCCAGGTCATACCGCGTCCGCCGGTGAACACCTGCTGCCAGGTGTATTTCCGCCAGTCGAAGCTACTCCATTCCGAGTTCGGCGCCTCGTTGAGCAACATCGACAGGTCGCCGTCTTCCCGCGTCGCCTGTCCGTCTCCATCCCGGAACACATGCAGCGGTAGGCTAGCAAGTGTGGCCGACAGGAAGTTTACAGCGTCGAAGACCGCTGGAACCTCGAGCGCGCTGTCGATGGTCACCGGCGGCAATGCGCCGCGTGCGTCCAGCAAGCCGAAGTAGGAAAGCATATCCTCCGCGCTGGCACTGACCGGGATTGTCGGGTTTTCGAGCGGATTTGCGGCGCGCTCTTCGCGGCCGAGCATCCGGTTCCAAAAGCCCATCAGCTCGGAACCATGCTAAATTCGGGGTCATCCCAGGGAGAGGTTGGCACTTCGTCTGCTTCCTTCCCGCCCATGGCGACGCCGAGCGCGCTCATGAGAGCGACCGGGTTATCAATCTTGAGATGCGCCTGCCCGTCCGGCTTATTCGGGTAGACGTTGTCTTTTTTGTCGGGCTGGCCGACCACGTTGGAGATCTCCCACTCCATCACCGCGTCGCCGCCGTGAATCATGCGGGTAGAGCGCATCAGCGCGTCGAGCTCCTTCATCGGCTCGCTCATGGTGAGCACCGTCGGTCGGTATTCCATTACGGGCACACCGGTTTTCGCCAGCCGGGTCGATAGCTGCGTGGCCTGGAACGGATCGTAGGGCACCTGTTCGACCTGGAAGAGCGTCGCCGCTTCCTGGATCGCCTGCTCGATCTCGTCATAGTCGACGATGTTCCCCGACGTGACGTCGAGGAGGCCCTGCGCATCCCAGCCCTGATAGGCAGGTACGTCAGCCACCGTATCTGCCGGCAGGAAGTACCTGCCGATGCGGATGTACGGATCGTCCTTTGTCGCCTTCCCGCCCAGCGGGAGGAACAGATACTCCAGCGCGGCAATGTCTATCTTCGACGCCAGATCGAGGCCGAGGATGACGCGGCGACCGCGCAACCATTCGAGCGCGAGCGCCTGCCGCGGATCTGCGGGGATCCGGACATCCGCACATTTACGCCAGGCTTCGATATCGAAGTACGCGGCCTTCGCCGAAACCCACAAGTTCAGGTGCTTCGTCTTGAAGACGCCGACCTTGCGAGGGGTCGAGATCGCGTCCCGCTGCCGCGCCTTGAGGAAGTCCCCCGAAACCGAAATATCGTAGTTGGGATTGGCCTTGCGGAGCGCGGCCTCGGACTTCCAATCGTCGTCCTGGTCGATTGTGTACTCGACGAAGAACGTCTCATCGTCGAGCGGCGCACCGCCATTGTGACCGATCCCGGCGATCTTTTTTCGTTCGTCCAGGATCGAGGCGTAACATGGGCCCGCGAGGTTATCGCCGGCGGTGGTGATCAGCACCTGCAGGGGCTGGTCGCGGGCGCCCATGCCGGTCTGCATGGTGTCGACCTGGCCGTCGTCGGCGTGCTCGTGATACTCGTCGTGGATGGAGCAACTGGGCGACTGGCCGTCGCCCGGGTCTCCGATGATCGTTTCGAACTTCGAGGCGTCGGCCTCGCGCATCAGGTTCTTGGCATTGACGTCGATGCCGAAGCGCTTCAGCAGCGCCGGCGTGCGCATCGCCATCAAGCGCGCGGGCCCGAATACCTCCCACGCCTGCTTCTCGTTGGTCGCGCCCGAATAGACCTCGGCGCCGAACTCGTTGTCCGCGCAGAACATGTACAAGCCGATGCCGGCCGACAGAGCAGACTTGCCGTTCTTGCGCGGCACGACGACGAAAAGGCGGCGAAAGCGGCGCAACCCGCTCGCCTTGCGTAGCCACCCGAACGTGCAGGCAATGATCCATACCTGCCACGGCTCGAGGCGGAGCGTCTCCTTGCTCCGGGCCCACTTGCCTTTCGAGTGCGGCAGTCTCTCAATGAAGCGGCATGGCCGCGCCGCCCGGTCCTCGTCGAACCGGTACGGGAAGTCTTTCGAGCGCTGCGCCTTCAGGTCGTCCAGGAAGCGCTGGCACTGCAGCTTGATCGACTTACAGGCCGGGATCTTACCTTTTACGACGTCGCCGGCGTACTGGCGCGCTATCGCCGCGTAGTTGCGTGCCTCCACATTAGAAGTCGTCGAACGCGCCGGCCTCGTCCGGCTTGGCGGTGGCGATGCGAAGCGCGGCGGCCGGATTGAGCATGAGCTCGCCGAGGAGCGACTGCGCGTGGCGCATGGCGTCCGAAAGCATCGTCACCTCCGGTCTTGCCCGCACCATGCGCGTCACGATCAACTGCTCGCCTACACTTTTCGCTGACTCTGTCGTGTAGGTGTCGCCTTCCACCTCGAGCACGGCCTGGTACCGCTGGATTTGCTCAAGCCGTAGTGCGAGCAGCGCAACGTGTTCCGCAAAGTGCGGGTTCGAACGGCCTTGGTCCTCGAGCATTTTCGCGATCGTCGCGAAATGCAATTGCGCCAGGTCCGACAGGTGCAGCGGGCAAATCATTGGAGCGGTGCTGGGATCTGCACCTGGTACGGGAGCGACCTCCCGGTCTTTCCGCTCGGTTCCTGCGAGCTTTTTCAACGCCGGCTCTTTCGGCCGGCGACCAGCGCCGGGACGCGATCCACCTCTCGCCACAGCTACCTCCTACTTATAGCCAGGCAGCCGGCCGGATGTGCGCGCATCCCCGAAACTTTTTACCCTTTGAATTCGACCGCGTGAGAAACTGTCTACCCCACCGGTGTCCGCTCGGGACGGTCGGAGACTTGGACCCTCCCCCTCCCGTCACGGCTCTCGGCCGCGACGCGCCTCACTGAGCGTCTTCGCGTCGTGACACGGGGTGCAGAGGGCCTGCTTGTTGTCTCGGTCGTCACTGCCGCCCGCAGCCAGGTTGATGATGTGATCGACAACCTCGCTTGCCACATGCAGGCCGTTCTCGAGGCAATGCCGGCAGAAAGGCTCGGCGGTGAGGACCTCGCGGCGATCGCGCTGACCAGCTCGGCCGCGCTTGCGCTTGTCCTGGTGCAGCTTGGGCCGCTCCCAAGCCTTGGGCTCACGCCAACCGGGTGGACGGAAACGTGGCGCTTGCGAGGGCATCAGCGCGGAAACAAGGTGACGACCAGGTCGCCCTGGACGTGTTCGACTACGAGGCACTCGCGCACGTCGTCGATGACATAGTTGCCGTCATCACCGATCTTGTAGCGGGTGACCACGCCGACATCAGGGGCGGCGCCGAAGTCAAAGCCGATCACTGCCTGCTGCTCGATGCCGTCGAGGCTGATGAGGAGGCGGCGGCCGAAGTCGGGATCGTAACCCTCGTCCCCAACGAAGAGGCGCTCTGGGATCCGTTCGGCCAGGGCGGACATCAGCCGACCGCGACGTCAATGGTGACCGCCGTCCACTGCGCTTGGGCATTGGCTCGGCGGTACATGCGCACATAGCGCTTCGAACCGATCACGCGCATGCTGTCGCGGATCGCGCGCATTGCTTCTTGCCAGCGCGTGTCCTCGATCTCGAGCCGCAGAAGGCCGAGCAGATCGTTGCGGTTGATCCGGCCTTGGTTGTCGACGTCGAACGCGCGATTGATGATCGCCTGGATCTCGGCGCCGCTCCCGGCCGACCATTCCCGCAAGCACTCGTCGACCAAGGTCTTCGCCACTTGCAGCTCGGGTCCGAACGAGATGTTCTCGCTGACCTGCACGCAGATCTTGAGCGTGCCGTCGAAGCTGGTGAACGTCAGGTTGCCCTTCGATCCGCCACGGCGTGCGCCGTATTCCTGCTCGAGCAGCGACACGAAGTCGTCCATGTCGGCGAGCGTCTGCAGGCGGAATGCCGCTACCACCGCCGAGATGGGCAGCGCGGCGCCGATGACCTTGCGGACGATCTCGTCCTCCAGCTTGTCGACCGCCTTCACGGCGCTTTCGGGGATGAGGCCGCCGTCGCCTTTGATGAAGTAGAGCTGGCCGTCGATCGAGCGCGTGCCGGCGGATAGTTCGTCCGCCATGGTCAACGTGCGCCGGCCGGCATGTGGCGCCGTCGCGAGGCGACGAGCGCGCTAAACGTGCCGCTCGCAGCGAAGCCTTCGAGCGGCGGAATTTCGCCGGTCGGGCGGAAGTCCAGGGCGGCAGTAAGCGCCGCGCGGCCTTCCGCGATCTCAAGGATCGCCTGGCGTAGCCAGCGGCCGGAAACCGTCACCGGGCTTTCGTCGGTGAGCTCAGCGGCGAGAACGCGGGCGCGATCGAGGTCGAGCATCAGGTTGCCTTTCTGCAGCTGCGAAACGCCGCACGGACGCGGCGGCAGTGATCGTCTGCCAGTTCCTCGAGGTCATCGTAGCGATCGGTGCAGCGCACACCGGCGCGCACTTCGGCGAGGATCCTGTCGAATGCTTCCTGCTCACGGTCGAGCAGGACCTCGAGGCTCTCGGGCCTCGCCGTCAGACCGCTGCGCATGCCTGCTTGCGGTAGATCGGGCAGTCGTTCTTCGACGGCCGAGGCAGGCGGTGGCGGCGCGCGAAAGGCAGGGCCGGAAGGGTCGCGGCGACGATGCGTACAGCTTCGCGGTGCACCTTGTGCGGGCTCGTTTTGCCTGCCTTCAGGAGCTTGATGCCCCTGGCGGCGATCGCGGCGTCGATGCGCTTGTTGCGGATCGGCGTGAAGCCGATCGGAAGATCGCGACTGCGGTGCGAGTGGACGTAGCCCGACTCGTCGGCGATGTAGTGGGTCATGGGTGCTCCGCGCATGCAAAAAGCCCGCCTGCCGGTGATGGGCAGACGGGCTTTGCGGGTAAGACCGCTCGGCGCCCGGTTACTGGACGGAGCTATCGCAGGGCTCGATATGGCCGTTATCGTGACGGATCGGCAGGGTCTATTTTGCGCAGGGGGTCCTGAAGCTGTGACTCGCGCTTGAACCCATGGTGCGCGAGGAACGTGCAGCCGACGTCCGTCATGAAATCAGCCAGTCGGGACGACACGAGCTCAGTGCACACGCAGATAGCCCACAGTACCTTAAACGCGGGTCGAAACCAGAAGCGCTTCTTGCTGGTCAGGCGAACGGAGCATCGGTCCCACGCATCCATGGTCACAAGATGCCCGCCTGTGCGGCCGCGAGCGACGCGTGGTCGATCTCCCTGCGCACCTGGTCGTTCATGGTGTTCCAAAGGTCCAGGGCATCGACGAGCAGCTTCTTGGCCTTCGCGTTGCGCATTCGAAACCGCGCGGCGGCGCGCGTCACGCCGATGTCGTCTACGACCATAGTCAATACGACGAGCGGCTCCGCGATCTGCTGCCGCCAACGCGAATACGTCGCCTCGGCGCGAACGGCGCCCAGCTTTTCGAAGAACATCCCGGCGCCAGCGCCGCTCTGATCGACGCGCGTCTCGTAACTAACAGTCCCGATCGTGACGGGAGCGGTTATGCGGGCGTGCACCAGCGCGATCGCCACCGCAGCGGCCAGCTGATCGGCATCGATGTCGCCGGCAGCGCAGAGTCGCGCGAGCGCGCCCTGGCGGATAGTCGCCGCTTTCGCGTGCGTTTCGGGAGTGCCGTTGACCTTGTGGCCGTAGCCTTCGCGCGCCTGGCGGTTGGACTTGCGGAGATCTCGCTCTTCGCGAGCTAAACGCGGGTGACGCTTTGCCCAGGCCTGATGCCTGGCATCGAGCGCTCGTGCTTCATCCCGCGCGCGCTGCTTTGCTGCGCGGCTCATCGTTGTAGTCGCCACCCTGTACCTCCGCGAACCCGGGAGGAACGTAATCGAGCATGGGTCGCGCCGGCAGCGTCGAATGTGCGCAGGGGAGGCAGACGGTGAAGATGTCCTCGTCCACAACGTAGCCCAGCTCGCGCAGCTGGCGGACGGCTTCGTCGCGCAGCGTGGGCAGGTAAAGGCCGCGCGGACCCGGCCGGCGCAGCAACTGACCGGAAGCGACCAGGGCCTTCACCAGTTGGCGCGCCCGGGTAGGGCTGATGCCGAGGCCATTGGCGATCTCGCCGTACGATGGGCTGGATCCCCACCGAGCCAAGTAATCGCGCACGAAAGCGAGCACGAGCAAGCGCCGGCTCGTCATTTCAGGTTTGAGCCGCATGCCGGCCTCGTTGATATTCTGCAGCGACGCCGCCACGACCGCATGTTCCATCCGAATTCCCACGCCCCCGCTCCAAGAACATAGCAAGAAAAGGCGGAAATAACAGTGTGCCGCTGGTGAGAGGCATTTCGTCGCACGCAAAAGGGCGGCACCACTAGGATGCCGCCCTGGAATTTCCCCTCGAAAGCACGAATTACGACGGGCGAGCGCGGATCCTCTCCGCATCCGCGATGGCCGCGCGCATCAAGCTGGCAGCCTCGTCCAGTTCGCCGGCGACGTTGACGTCGGAGCGTGACTTGAGCGACCCGATCGCGGTGATTGGCCTCAAGGCGAACGCGGCGCCATGCCGTAGCCGGTCCAAGTCTTCACCAAGCACGAGTTCTTCCAGGGGCGCCACGACCGTGCGGGCGATCGTCTGCGCCAGGAAGCGCGTATCCCAGTGCGCGTGCTCGCGGCGGGCATGCTCGATGCGCCTCAGGATCAGTCGCAGGTCCACGATGGTCGTTTCGATCGGGTTTGCGACCGCGACGTGCGCCTGCGGGGGAAGGAAGTGAGCGAGCGCGCGGTGCAGCCACGAATGGGTGTTGGCAGCAGCAGTAGGAATGATAGGGGCAGCGATAGCCATCGTCGATCTCCAGCGGGTCGGTTGTGGTCAGGACCGGGCGGAAGTTGGCTCTTCCGTCCGGTCTGCATTTGGGGTAATCCTAAATTATGACGACGTCAACAATTAAGGATGCTCCTAAAAAACGGGGCAGGCCCGCTACGGGCAAGGACCCGATGCTCGGTTTTCGCTCCCCGCCGGAACTGACATCACAAATCGATAGCTATGCTGTTGAAGCGGGCATCTCCCGCGCTCATGCTATCCGCCGCCTAGTCGAGAAGGGGCTAGGCCACGGCTGATTTTCTCAGTGGCGCGGCCGATCGTCGAGAGCGTCATCGATGACGCCCTGCCAGAGATCGCGGAGCTGTTGCCATTTGGCCAGCTGATCTGGTGCCATGGTCGCCGCTAATTCTGTTTCGTTAGGATTGCGGCAGGCCAGTATTCCGGCACGCGCAAGGAGCGTGTAGCTCTTCCACCGGGGCTCGCCGTCGACCAGCTCGTCTTCCGCGAGCCCATCGGCCTGGCAGAAAGCCCGTGCCAACTCCTCGACCATCTTCATCTGCCGCTCCCTCTGTCGACGATCGCGGCGGATACACCAACCGCCGTGACGTCAATTGTTGGTGTCGTCTGATGCCTTCAATCGAGCGATGGCGGCTAGCATGTCTTGTCTCGAACCAAAGGCGTAATGTTCATCAACGATCGTGCGCGTCTTGCCTGTGACGCTAATTGGTCCGACGTAAGCGAAGCCGCCTGCCCCGCTCACTACGGGGACAACCTCCGCTTCCACAACACGCGTAAGGGCAGCCTTTTCGTCGACGCCATCGATAAGCGACAAAAGCTCACAGCCCGCCGCGGTGAGCCGGATTATCTTTATGAATAAGTCTGCAGTGCCATTAGGATTATACCCAGCGGCTCCCCACGAGTTCCCCCACATGACAAAGCGGCCGTTGGATTCAAATTTCACGGTATGAGTCACCTCATCAGGCCCATCCCGCACGAGACCAACCTCACTTAAACGAGAAATTTTTGAGAACAGTGGGCCTTCAGACCATTTAAGGTGAGGGTCTTGATACAGGTAAATCCCGAAAAGGGCACGTTTGCTTAATTCTTGAAAGTCTCTTGCAGCATCGCTGTCAATTTCGGCCAAGATACGCAGAGTCTTGACTGAAAACCTGCCTGGTCTCGACACTTCGCCCGCAAGCACCCGCCCCCAAAGTTTTTGTAGGCGCTCGGATGATGCGTCTTCAGCGAACTTCTCGAACGCGTTTAACCAGTCGTCGGATAAGTCTTGTTCCGGCTGAGGGGCCTCTGCCGCTGGCTCTGGATCCGAGCGCCGGGACAACTCGTCAATCATCACTGTGGCGACAGCCTCCCGGTTTACTTGTTTCCTGTAGGACGTCCGTACGAGAGAAGCCATCGCCCGATCGGTAACTTCGCGCTCCCCAGGGACCTTGTCGGCCACGGCCCTTGCTATCGAGGCCTCAACGAGGGTGAAAGCGCTGGTCTGGGCATCGATTTTGGCCCGTTGCTGGACGAGCCATGCGATCGGAATATCGACAGCCGACCCAATAAGCCGGTCGAGGGCCTTAATGCTGGCGGGAACTAACGCAGCCGGAATGCCAGCGATCAGGTTCACCAATTGACCACTTGGGCTAATCGTCAGATCGTTATTATCCATCATTTCCCGTTCGACTGTTATATGGATTGATTAGCGGCGGATACTCCCTCCGCCGCGATCACGACAAACCACGCTGCAGTGGGAGCAGGATACCCCGCACGTACCCCCTGCTTTCCGTCGCTCAATGGGGTTCGCTCCACCTCTCGATGCGATCGATACGAAAGCACCTAAACTCTTGACGGAGCATGCAATGGCCGCGCACCAGCCGCCCGGTACTACGCCAGTTTCTCACCAGGCGTTCGGTGACGACGCCGTCGGCATCGACATAGGTGAAGCAAGCTAAGGGCCCCTTCTGACCGATACGCTTCCAGCTGGTTCTCCCGACAGAGCGAGCTACCCCAACCTTCCCTTCAGGGGCCCCCGCCCTACCCCTTTTCAATACGTCATATTCGGCGATCGTTCCCCACACCGAACACGCCAGGGCTCCAGCTGGGTGCCGTTTGATCACAGCCGTCACCGCTATTGTGGCAAGCGTCGCGGCAACCTGCTGCACCCTACGATCAGCGGCAGCGCGTTTGCCTAGGATGAAAGCGTGGCCGGCAAATTCGGCCGTACTCACTGCCGATATGCGCAATGCAGATGCGCCTGTCTTGGCTTTGCCACGCACTAAAACTAATCGATCCGAGAGGCGAGATCGCGAGGTCACCGCGACTTCTTTCGTGCGATGGGCAACGTCATTAGATGAAGTGCGAACTTTGGTCGCCACGGATAGTCCGAGGTCGCGTGCGACCTCCACCTGAGTCCTCAGACCCGCCAAGGTTGTGACAATTTGCTTCACAGGAAACATGTTACCCAGCGCTGGCGCGAGCGCAGTTTGCAAGCGACCGGACAATCTGCACGGTGGCCTTCCGATCGCCGACCGGTAGAGCGCGCAATAGGTTGACCCATTCGCGCTCTTCGGTCGTCAGGATCACACCCTCGTCCGGGACTGAAGAAGCCGGGTCGTCGGTCTCGCCAGTAAGGTAGGCAGGCGTCGTCTGCAGCTCGCGTGCGATCGCTAGCAATGATCGTGACGTCCGAGAATTGCCGTTCACCAGTGAATTTATGGTGCTTTGGCGCACACCAATGCGCCGCGCTAACTCCGCTTGGGAGAGCCCGATAACCTTTCGGCGTTCTTCGATGCGGTCACCTAGCCCCATGCCGTATTATCTAACGTCACGCCGTTAGGACCAACTTCGATTTATTGTTTGCGACAATAACGTAATTACGTTAGGCCAACGGCATGGCGTTAGAGCACGACTCAGATTCTGCGTTGGCGAGAGCGATCCGGCTTGCGGGGTCTCAGACCGCGTTCGGCCGCCTTCTCGGCAAACGTCAATCTGTCGTGAATGATTGGCTCCGCTTCGAGCGGCCCCTTCCCGCCGAACACGTCCTTGCTGTTGAAACCGCCACAGGCATCTCGCGTCACGAACTACGCCCCGACATTTACCCGATTGACGAGCCCCCAATGCCCGGCACCCCGCCGGGCGGTGCGCCGGCGGAGCCCACCCAACGCTCCGCCGGCGTTCCTGAGTCGCTAAAGGGCCTTCAGTCGTGACGAGCTCCATGGATCGTTCTATTACCCATGCGGCGGTTACGCGTATGCTGCGACCGCGAGCAGTGCTTAGAGCGGTCAGTTGGGCGCTCGCCGGCAGTGCCTGGTCCTGCAGCTCCTGGCCGGGCGAAGGGCCTACGCGCGGCGCGCGTGCCTCACGCGCACGGGCAGCCGGCACCCATTTGAATTCGTCGGATGGTGGACACCTGACGATAGCCCGGCGGCGAAATACCGGACGCCGCCGGGCGCCCCTTATTAGCGCGACCGCACCGGCATGACGCTACAGAAGCGCCGCGCTCCTCTTACGACCGATGCTGCCCTGGCACGAATTGCAGGGCAGGTACCCGGTGCTTGGCCTGCCATGGCCGCGCACCTCGATCGAGGCGAAAGCCTTGTTCGCGCCTGGAGTGATCCGCAGCGCCGGGAAAAGATCCCGTTTGACGACGCGATCAAGCTTGATCTCCTGTACCGCGACGCCGGCGGCGATGGCGCGCCAATGTTCGAAACTTATGCCTACCAGCTGGATGAGGCAGGCATGTTCCGGTTCGCGGATGAGATCGCCCTCGGCCGTTTGGCCGCACTGGTGATTCGCGAGTGCGGAGAAGCAAGCGCAGGCTTGGTGCTATCCGCCCAGCCCGGCGCCGATCCGGCCGAGCACCGCCTTACGCTCGGGCACGTAGATGACGCGATCGATGCCTACCAGCGTGCCCGCGTCCTCGTCGCCGCCCTAGCGAACGGCGGTCGCATCGACAGCGCAACACTTCTCGCAGATCTAGCCGGCGACCCGCGCGCCACCGGGCCGCCGAAATAGCTCCCTCTGGAGCGGAGCCTACTCCTCATTCTTATTCCCGCGCTCGATCGGCCAACGCGCCTTTCGGAGCGTTTTCGCGCGTCTGGATCAACCTATGTCGATAGCCCCCGGGACATACCTCAAGAAGCGACGCGAAGCCGCTGGCTTCAGCGTGTGCCAGGTCGCGGCCGCGCTTGCCGGGATGCCTGAACGCATCCGGCCGCTGCGCGCGCAGGACTTCCAGTTGCTCGAGGAGCAGCTGCTTGCGGTGGAAGCGGACGACGTAGCGCTGACCATGCCCCAGGCCGCCCTCCTGCACCGCGTCCTCCACTTCGATCTCAACGTATACGAGCTGCTGCTCCTGCGGCACTTCTGCGAAACGCCCTCCGATTTTCCAGCACCGCAGATCTGCCGCGTATGCGCCTGCACGTGGCATGATGCCTGCGCCACGCCTTCCGGACCATGCGCCTGGACGCCGGGCGACCCCACGCTTTGCACCGCCTGCCGCGATTGCGCCGCCATCGCCGGCGCCGCGCCCCCCCAAGGAGAGCCTGCATGACGAAATCTGCCTTCGACGATGCCGCTCGCCGCGATCTTCGGCTTTCGCTGAGGTCCAATGGCATGAACGTAAATCGCGCCGCGCAGCTGGTCGATCTCGCCTGTCACGCTGCCGACAAGTCCATCGAGAGCCTTTTCACGGTCTGCAAGACGGCGCCTGACACCGGCATGACGCTCATGGCGATCGAGATCGCCCTGCAGCTCGCCGGTCCACGTATGGCTGCAATTCTCGAGCGGGCCCACGACCTCGGCCGAACGTCTGGATGCCCCCAGTATTCGAACGAAGTGGGCATGCGACTGTGACCCGCGCGCTTGATCGCCCCGATCTCGCCGCTCGTCAGGAGGTCCGCGAGAAACTTGCCGCTTCTGGCATACCGGCAACGCACGTCGATCAGGTCGTCGACCTTGGATTTCATGCCGCTGACCGTGCCTGCGCCACGCTGCAGGACATCGCTTTTTCTTCCGATGACGAACGCGTCTCGATCACTGCGCTTGGCGTGGCGCTGAGCGTTGCCCTCTCGCGCCTTGCGATCATGCAAGAGGCGATGGTCGCCGTCGCCGGCGAGACTGGCCGCCCCGTCAAGCACTTCACCGTAGGAGCCAAAAATGGCTGAGACCACTGACGATCGCCTGCGCCTTCTCATTGAGCGCGTCGAGCGCCTCGAGGAAGAGAAGCAGGGCATCTCCGACGATATCCGCGACGTCTACAACGAAGCGAAAGCGGTTGGATATGACGTGAAGATCATGCGCGCGATCGTGCGCATCCGGAAGATGAAGCCGGACGATCGCCGCGAAATGGACATGCTCCTCGACACGTACAAGTCGGCCCTGGGGCTGGACTGATGGCGTCGCCAGCTGCCCCCGACACGACAGGACCTGCTCGCGCTGAGCGCTGGTTGCCCGGCGAATATGCTGAGTGCCTCCACGATGCGCCATGGTTCCGTCGTGCACTTACTCCGCACCGGTCTGGCCCGGCCGCCGGCGACGTAGTGAAGGTGCGCAGCGTCGTTGTGAAGCGCTGCCCGTTGAGCACGAAGTACGTTGAGATGCTGACGTTCGATTGCTGGCCGCGATCGGCGTTCCCGAGCGCCAGCTTCCGGAAGGCCGAGAAACCGAAGTTCACCCTTCGCGCCTTGCGACCAAAGCGCGGCTCGCACGTCGCCGGCGTCGGGGCGGCCGCGATCGTCACGGCCGTCTGCTACGGCGCGGCCGCAGTCGCCCAGCTCTTCGGCAACGACCAATGACCTGCCGGTTCAGCCGCCTCGTGCGCCAGGTCGTGCAAGGCTCCTTCGGCAAAGGCCGCGTGGCGGCCGTAAAGCCGATGTCGCCCCGGGACGCCCGCGATCTCGAGGAACTGCATCGTCGCCGTGAGCAGCGCCGGCGCGATCGGGAGAACCGGCCATGA